AATTGCTGAATGCTGGTGGCTTTTGCGATAGCGGCTTTACCAGCAGCAAACACTTTGGCATCACCAGCAAATACAGCAGGAGCAAGAGCTGGTGCAGGTGTTGCCGTTACGGTTACGGTTTCCTGTTCCATTTCGTCCACTGTATAAAGGCCCGCGCAAGCCGGAAACGCCTTTCGTAACGCCAGTGCCTCACTGCATTTAGCAATCATCGCGGCTGGCATCTTGGACCAAAGTCCTTGGTTGGCGTTGTAATCCTGGAAGCGCGCCACGCCTACGAAAGAATGGCTGCATCCTTTGCGGTAAATAATGGTCTTAGCAGCGGCAGGCGGTTTGCTGCCAAGCCATACATCGCTCCACTGGCTGCCTTCTGTGTCGCCTATCCAGTAAGTAGCTGACCCATCAAGCTCGCCGCTGCGTTCAGCAATGCTGCGCAGGCCGTCAATGCCAACCTGGATCGTCATTTTACCGCGCTTGATAGCGTAGATTTGGCGGCTGAACGGATCTAGCCCGGTGCGTTGGCACGCATAAGCAAACAATTTCAGCTCGTCTGGTGTGCAATTTGGAGCAATTGTGGAGCTGATTAGCTGTTGCTGCTCCGGCGTCCATGTGATGGCGCTCATTAGAAATCCTCTGATGTAATGGTTGTTTGGTCTTTTAATGCCCAGCCAGGAAGCTGTAGCGTCTGGATGCCGTCATCGGTGTACGAGGGCCAAGAGTTAATGGCGCGGCAGTCCTGTATTTGCTGCAAAGCGTTATGCCTTAAGACAGCGCCGTGAACCATTGCCTGAGCGTCTAATTCGTAAACGCCAATCGCGTACGGAAAAGATTTTTCGACGGCAACGAAGATGAACCGCTTGGCGAGAGTCCCGCACAGGTAGTGGGCGCTCTGAACCTGGTAGCTCCACTGGGCGACGCTTTTGGCAAAAGCTGCGGGGCTGGCGTCTTGGCAGGTCTTCAAATCGACGATGGTTGCACCGTCAGCGCTAAGCCAGTCGGGTCTGCATTTACATCTGAGTCCTGTGCTCACATCATCCCACCAGAACGACTGCTCAGCGGCGCCATTAGACAAAAGACTGGATACCGTCGAATTGCTGCGCACGCTGGCGGCCATTGCCAATGCCTGCTCCATCTCCTGTGCAGTTACGGCCTCAATGCCTGATGCTTCCATCTCGGCGGCCAGTGCCTTGCCTGCATTACTGCGGCGGTCTGGGGTAATGCCATAGCGAGCTGACACCTGATCGGGTTCTAGCACGCAACAATGCGTAAGTGAACCCAACTTCATCGCACTAGTGGCGATTGTAGGGATGCGGTCAGGATCTAAGTAGCGGCTCCAATAGTGGTAGGGGCTTCTGGAAATCTCCTTTAGCTGGCTGGCACTAATAGCCGGGTCAGCGTGATAGTCGGCGTTGCTGATGTTGGTCATTGAGGTAGTTGGTGAATAGCTGTTGGCTGCTGTTGATTGCGACCATCAGCACAACCGATGGCGTACATGCTGAACCCAAGAAATAGGGCAATTAAGACTTTCATGCCAGCACCATCCGCACGCGATAGCGTGAAATCTGCATGTGATCGGCGATGCGTTGCTGGCTCCATCCGTTGCTGCGTAGACGGTTGACACGCTGCGGGGTTGTCTCGGTAAACCAAAGAATTATCAGGAGTGGCAGTAGCAAAACTGCTATCAAAATTGCAAGGGTGGTCATGGCTTTCGGGTTGGGGTGGAAGCTCTCGCCTCCTTGCTCATATCCTACACCCTAGTTCGCTGTTGTCAACCCTGGTCGGTTGTAATGCTTAATAAATCAGGGCTTATCCCATTCCACGGCAACATCAAAGCCCGCGAGCCTCAATTGCTCATGCCGATAAGCTTGGATTTTCGATAAACGGCCAGATGCTGATTTGACCTCCACAAATCGAATCTGGTCTGGTTTCATCAGTACCAGGTCCGGTATGCCCGGCTTGTTTGTCTGAATCAACTTCAGCACATACCACCCCTCGCCCTCGTAACGCTTGATTAGCTTCGACTGATAGCTGGCCTCGGTCCGTGTCAAAATGCTTCAGCGTGTAGGTTTGTTTTTCTTTTACAGAACGATACACACGCGATTCAACCGACCGTTCAGCAAAAATGAAATGCACACGGTTGGCACGGTCGCGGCCAAAATAGCTGGAGCGGTCGCGGCCCTGTAGATAGCTAAGAGCTGAATAGTCAATGCCTATAAAAATCAGGTGATCTGCTGTGGATAGGTTGACGCCCTCACGACTTGAGAGTATCTGACCGATGTAGACGGCATCTGGGTTGGCATTGAAATGCTCTGGTGAATCGGTGGCGAGGGGGGCAAACATTTTACGCAACATGTCGCCCTCAGCCTTGAAGCAATACAAAATGGCCAATTTCCCAGAAAAGTTTTCCATTATGTATTTTGCTTTTGTGTTGTCGAATATGACTGCACCATGGGCTTCGGTGATGACGGTGCCGGAATAAATCTGGCGCAGCTTTGACATGGCTTTTGCGCCAGTATCAGCTAAGACCGAGCGGCAGTCAGGGCGACCAATCACACCATCTTTTATAATCCGCAACGCCAACCGATAGGTGCGTCGGCTCATCTGCACCATATGCACCTGCTCCTCAATGGCTGTGGTGAATCCTGCCTGCTGCTGGGTGACAGTAACCGTTAGCGGCTCAATATCGGCCAGGATGCGGGCTTCATTGGCGTTGCTGTAATCGTTCACTTGCTGGCCAGTGCCAACGTATTTAGTGCCAATGGAGACATAACCAGCCTTTGCCCATTCGTAGAAATTTGTGTAGCCAGACCAGATGGAACGGCCAAGCCGGAACTGGTGGTATAGCTGGCTGTAGGACTCCGGCGACGGGGTGCCAGACATAAGTATTAAATACTTATACCGAATAGCAGTTAGGTCATGCCACCGCTTTGATGGCTTTGGATATGCCCCAATGCCATGCGCTTCATCAACGATCAACACCTCATAGAAGCAGTTAGCCCGTTTTGCCACCTGCTCATAGTTGGTAACCGTGACTGCCTCAGATAGGCCAATTGCATCGCGGTCTGTCTCAATTGAGGCAATGGCTTTTTTCTTAGTGACGAAAAGGCAGGATTGAACGCCAAGCCGCTTTAACGCATCAAATACGGTTAGCGTCTTACCAACACGCACCTCACCGCGCAAATAGGTGATGCGATGCTGCTGCAAAATTGCAACCAGGCTGATAGCAGCCTCGATCTGGTACGGGCGGAGGTTCATTGATATTGCACTCCTTTGCCAGCGTTGCAATCACGGCACAGCACCTGCAAGTTATCTGGATTATTGCTGCCGCCTTTAGAAACCGGATGGATGTGGTCTATCTCAAGTTTGGCACCTTCCTTTGCAGTATCCCCGCATATTTGGCACCGGTAATCATCACGCTTTAAAATTTCAAAACGCAAACTTGGCTTCATTGGCTTGCGTTTTGTTGGCTCAGGGTCAAACAAAAAAATCTGATGCCATTCAATATATGTCTGCCCTTTGTGCTGATAAATAGCAAGAGAGGATATAGCAGGGCATTGTTCGCAATTAAATAGTATTTCCATGCCGTCGCGCCTTGGACTTGGACAGTTTTTCATCAAAACGTTTGTTTGATGAGAAACATCAAAACTCCATTCGTCATCTGTAATTATTTTTTTTAAACTTACTAAATCACCGCGTTCATTATCTTCTGACCTGTTGTAATAACGAACACCTTCATGGTGAAGGTAGTTGCCTCCGCAAGCCGGGCAATCAAGCCCTTTGCAGCCGTATTCATCGTGGATGACAGGAATAGGCAATTCGGAACGCATGGGGTAGTTGATAGGGCTTGCCAACCATAACACTATCCGCTAGGGTCTGCAAGTAACCGCTAGCGACCGTGACCCTATCCCATCCATTAGCAGTGCAGTTCACGCCAGAGCAGGTAGCGTGGCTGGACAGCCGCCGCGTAGCAGGTTTAACCCGTAGTGCCGTAATACGCCTAGTGGTTGAAGAAGCAATGCGGCAGGCCAAGCGCACACAGAAATGAATATTCAAGAACTCACCAACGGCAGGTGGCCCGACCTGCTGGCGCATTTTTGCGGCCTTACAGCATCACAGCTCACCGATAAGCACCAGCCTTGCCCCCTTTGCGGCGGTGAAGACCGCTACCGTTTTGATGATTTAGACGGCAATGGATCATGGTTTTGCAATCAATGCGGTGGTAAAGATCATGCAGGTGGCGGAGGCAATGGCATGGATATGCTCATGCGCCACCAAAAATGGCAGTTTGTTGAAGCTTGCAAACGCATAGAGCAGCATCTAGGCATTAGGCCAGAGCCGCCAATACCACGTGGCAGTCAATATTGGCGATACAACGATGATTTTTATGTTTTTCGCAAAGAGATGGGTGGCGGCAATAAAGAATTTCGCCCCCTCTGGTTTAATGGCACCGAATGGAAGTTAAAGGCACCGCCAGTACCTAGGCCCCTATACAACCTTGACTCGCTAAGCCAACGGCCTGATGCACCTGTATTAATAGTTGAAGGCGAAAAAACCGCTGATGCAGCCGCCAAATTGTTTCCACATGCTGTAGTAATTACATGGCCCAGCGGTTGCAAAGCGCATGGCAAAGCCAACTGGGCACCAATAGCAAATCGTAAATGCGTGTTATGGCCTGATGCTGATGATGTAGGCCGCGACGCAATGGCGAAATTAGTGCCGCGTCTTATCGCCGCTGGTGCCAATCAAATACGTATGGTCCAGCCGCCTTCTGATGTTGAAAGCGGTTGGGACCTTGCAGATTGCGATTGGACCGCAGCCGAAGCTGGTGCTTATTACAAAGCCAACCGCACGCCACCGATTGAATTTCCAGCCGTAATTAAAGCTGAACCCTTACCGGAACCTGCGCTAGAGCCGCCACCTTTACCGAAAGCCGATGAATCATTTTTATGCCTCGGGTTTGATGCTGATGCTTACTATTACCAACCCCATAGCACCGGCCAGGTCACACGCCTTTCGCGTTCAGCTCACTCAGGTGTAAACCTAGTAGCACTAGCACCGTTGCCTTATTGGGAATCGTTATACCCATCAAAAGTTGGTGTAAACTGGACCGCCGCCGCATCTAGCCTATTTGCACGCCAGGCTGATATTGGAGTTTACTCCCCTGATCGCATCCGTGGCCGTGGCGCATGGTGGGATCAAAAGCAATCTGTCCTACACCTCGGCGATAAATTAGTTGTTAATGGCATAAACCGGCCCATACGCGATGGGATCAACGGCAGCCCGTACCTATATCAACGCCTTAGCGCCTTACGTGGCTGCGCTGGTGCCGAGCCATTAACCGATAATGAAGCCTTTTCAATTGCTGAATTAGCAGAACGCTTCCACTGGGAAGTGCCTGCATCTGGCCTACTGCTCGCCGGTTGGGTAGTGCTAGGCCCCATCTGCGGTGCATTGGATTGGCGCCCCCATGTATGGCTGACAGCATCCGCTGGTTCTGGTAAGTCAGCAGTGCTTGCGCGTTATGTAACGCCTCTATTAGGCGATATGGGTTTAATCGTTACCGGCAACACAACTGAACCTGGCATACGTCAAGCCTTACGTGCTGATGCCTTGCCTGTTGTATTTGATGAAGCCGAATCCAACGAACGCAACGATCAAGCACGTATGCAAGCAATACTTGGCCTTGCGCGTGTCGCATCTAGTGAATCAAGAGCGCATACACTTAAAGGCAGCCCAGAAGGTGATACCCAGCGTTACACCATCCGTAGCATGTTTATGATGTCATCTATCGCCACTGCATTAAAGCAAGGAGCTGATAAATCGAGATTTGCACAATTAACATTACGCAGCCACAATGAGATACCAAAAGCTGAACGTTTAGCTCATTGGGAATCATTAGACCGCGACCTTGATAAATACATAAGTGATGCAATTGGCCGTCGGTTACAAGCGCGTACAATTGCATTAATACCAATCATACGCCAATCAATTGCGATCTTTACCCGTGCCGCCGCTGAAGTATTTGACAGCCAACGGCTTGGTGATCAATATGGCACCTTACTTGCTGGTGCATGGTCGTTACAATCTTCTGAAGTTGTAACCCGCGATCAAGCATGGAAATTAATTGAGCAAAACAACTGGGAGTCTTACAGCCAATCAGTTGAAATATCAGATGAAAAGCGTTGCCTTCAAAAGATCCTCCAGCATCAATTCCGCGTTGAAGGTGACAAGGCCGTAACCCGTACCATCGGCGAGCTGATAGATATTGCGCTGAACCATGCAACCGACATCCACGTCGGCGCCAACGAGGCACAGGCAGTGCTTGGGCGTAATGGCATCAAAGCCGAGGAGGCCGCCATCTACGTGTCAAATACTGCCGACGCAATCGGCAATATCTTGCGTGATACGGCCTGGGCAAATTGTTGGTCCGTGATTTTGGCTCGTATTCCTAACGCTGTAAAAGCTGGCGTAATTTATTTCAAAGGCTCTGGCATGTCAGGTCGTGCCGTCAAAATACCGTTAGAAGCCATACAAGCGTAAGAAACGTAAGAGACCGTAAGACTGAAAACCCTTGCCACCACTCATTTCTTACGCTTCTTACGCTTCTTACGCTTTTTAAGGTATAGCTCTCTATAAATAGCAAATAAAAAAAATAAAATCAAACACCTTTTATTTTTTTGCTTCTCTAGTCTATCTATATACCTTTTTTACCGTAAGAAACGTAAGAAAGAGGAAAATCACTGTGCTGGCGGGCGATCTCAGTCTTACGCTTACCGTAAGAGACCGTAAGAAGCGTAAGAAACCAAACCCTTGACCGATTAACCACAGCGGACTACCATCACACCGTTGCCAGCGCCTCCACAATGCCCTCAGCCAAACAAGCACCAGTGATTGAACGTCTGCATCACCTGATGCGGGAAGCAGCCGCTGTGGCCGCTGCTGTGCGTGATAATGCGCAAGACGATGGCGAGCCGTTGGATGCTGCTGAACTGATTGATTTGATTGCTGCTTACCAAACCGTCATAGATTTATTAGATGAAGCATTCCACGTGGAACCTGCCCAAGGCAATAGCGCGTGCAGTATCGGCTGACCGGTTACAATAAATTCAAATAGCTCAACTTTTCAAGTTAGGAACTAATGGCTAATTTAATGCGCAAACACTATAAGCTCAATTATGAACTTATAGAAAAGGTGCGTATTTTATCTGAATTTGGCGGGCCGTTAGAGCACATCTCAGCCGCTGTTGGCGTCTCATATCGAGCAATTAACGAATGGATCGCTAACGCAAAAACAGACAAAGGCACACAGCTAGAAATTCTGCTTTTGCAAGCTATTGATGAAGGTCGCGCTAAAGGTGGAATGCGGCTAGCTAATATTATTGCAAAGGCAGCAGATGAAGGCAGCACCAAAGATGCACAGTGGATGCTCACGCATTCGCCTGCATTTCGTAAACATTACAGTGATAATGCTGCAATTGTTCGCGCTAGGCAGGAAGGGGTTGAACTGGCAGTGCAGGCATTAGCAGAATCTGAGCTATCACCAGAACAGGAACGTAATTTATTATTGCGAATACAATCAAAAACAGGTGAGCAGTTAGTCGATGTCGAAGATTCTTAAACGACTAGCACAAATTGAATTAAACCAAACATTTATTGAAACATTTGATTTACCTGATACATTAAGACAAATCCAAGCCGATTTGCATCCAGGCCAGCTTGATTTTGTAAATGACCATACAACCCAAATCCTTGGCGTATCAGCAGGCTATGGCGCAGGCAAAACTCGAGCGTTATGTGCTAAAGCGGTACATCTTGCAGCAGCTAACCAAGGCTTTATTGGCTGCGTGCTAGAGCCCACAGGTCCGCTGATTCGGGACATTTTTGTAAATGACTTTGATGCTTTTCTCGAGTCCTACAATATCCCATATTCTTACCGCGCTAGCCCATTACCGGAATACGTGCTGCATTTACCACTGGGTGATACCAAGATCCTATGTCGTAGCTTTGAGAACTGGACACGTATTATCGGCTTAAACTTAGCCTGGGTATTAGCAGATGAGATTGATACTGTTGCACCATCTATCGCGAGTCGTGCATTTCCTAAAATCCTTGGTCGCTTACGTGCTGGCAACATAAGGCAATTTGGCGCTGCATCAACACCGGAAGGCTTTCGGTGGATGTTTAATACGTTTGCTAGTGAGGACGCATTATCACGTACTGATCGAAAGCTGATCAAGATGCGCACTGCTGATAATCCGCACTTACCGCCTGATTTTATTGAACGGTTGCAAGCTAACTACGACCCAAACTTATTACGTGCTTACCTTGACGGTGAGTTCATTAATCTTACGACTGGCACTGTTTATGACAGGTTTGATAGAGCGAAACATGTAGTAACGCAATTGCCGGATTACAGTGAAGAACCATTGCGCATTGGCGTTGACTTTAACATCGGCAACATGTCGGCGGTTATTGGTATTCGTAGCGGTAAAGGCTTAGTAATCATTGATGAGATCAGCGGTGCGCATGATACCGATGCATTAGGTGCTGAGATCCGTAGGCGATATCCAGGCCATCGGCTTTATGGCTACCCAGACGCCAGCGGCGGTAATCGCTCTACAAATGCAACGCAAACCGATATTCAGATACTGGAGCAATATGGCATCAGTAACCAATCGCCTAAAAGCAATCCACCTGTGCGCGATCGCGTCGCGGCAGTGCAGGCATTACTTGAAAATGGTAAAGGGGAGCACCGTTTGCAAGTCAGCAGCACTTGCAAACGCATGATTGAATGTTTAGAGTTACAATGCTATAACGATAACGGCGCACCAGATAAGGAAGGCGGGCACGACCACATGACAGACGCATTGGGCTATCTAGTATGGCGTGAGTTCAACCCGCTACACGCTGGGGCTGGGCGCGGTACAGGCATTAGAATCTATTAACCAAAGGCCGGTTGCATGTATTCAGGTTTTTCTTTCTACGACCGGCCTACTGCTGACCGTAAGGTCACGAAGGTGCAGGATCCAAATACTGCATGGTATGCGCAAGAACCACATTGGATGCTGATTGAGGATTTAATGGGAGGCACCTACGGCATGAGGCGCAGGCATCGCCGCTATCTGCCGCAAGAACCACGCGAACAGGATGAGTCTTATGATAATCGCCTAGCACGTAGCGTTTGCCCGCCGTACTATCAACGCTTAGAGCGGATGTTGGCAGGGATGTTAACACGTAAGCCCGTCAGGTTAAATGATACCAGCGACAATATACGTGAACAACTATTTGACGTTGATCTACAGGGGAATGATCTAAATGTTTGGACTTTTGAGTCAGCCCGTAAGATGGTACGTTACGGCCACATCGGCACATTGGTTGATGCACCATCAGATGGCGGCAGACCGTACTGGTGCACCTACACGCCACGGCAAATATTAGGTTGGCGTACTGAAGCAAAAGACGGGCAGCAGCAACTTACGATGTTGCGATTGCTGGAATCAGTGATTGTGCCTGATGGTGATTACGGTGAGAAGGCAGTGCAGCAGGTTCGAGTCTTAACACCAGGCGCATACGAGCTACATCAAAAGCAAGATAACAGCGAGTTTAAAATTGTAGAAGAAGGCAACACAAGCCTTAGCGAGATACCGTTTAGCGTTGCATATAGCAACCGTGTTGGTTATTTAGAATCAAGGCCACCATTAGAAGATATTGCAGAACTAAACCTTAAAACTTATCAAATACAATCAGATCTTGACAACCAGCTACATATATCAGCAGTGCCGATGTTGGCATTCTTTGGCTTCCCCTCAGCAGCGGAAGAGGTATCAGCAGGTCCAGGAGAGGCTATTGCATTTCCCGAGAATGGAAGGGCGGAATTTATAGAGCCAGGTGGTGCAAGTTTTGAGTACCAATTCAAACGGCTAGAGCAGCTTGCAGGGCAGATTAATGAGCTTGGTTTAAGCGCCGTACTTGGACAAAAACTCAGCGCCGAAACGGCAGAGGCAAAACGCATTGACCGCAGCCAAGGCGATTCAACGATGATGGTTGTAGCCCAAAACGTGCAAGACATGATTGATAACTGCTTACGCTTTCATGCTGAATATCTCGGTACTGCTGAATCGGCTGGTAGTTGCTTGGTAAATCGTGATTTTATTGGCGCAAGGCTAGAACCTCAAGAGATCCAAGCATTACTACAGCTTTATACCGCTGGCACCATCACGCAAGAAACATTATTGCAACAGTTAGCAGATGGCGAGGTATTGGGCGATGATTTTGATGTAGAAGAAGAACTAAGCGCAACTGCTAACGGAGGGCTGAATGACGATACCGGCGGCCCTATTTCGTAACGCAATTGATTTAAACCGCTACAGCAATAGTGTCGCTAAGCAAATAATATTAGTGTATAACGACATCATAATTGATGCTGCAAATCAACTGCAAAATTTGCTGCCAGATGCAGGCGGAGAAGGCAGGCTTACGATTAGTTCACCAGCCAAAGCAGCAAGGTTACGTGCGATACTTGCGCAAACTAAAGACAGCCTTAACACCTGGGCAGGTGATGCGACACAGCTAACGGCAACAGAATTGCAAGGATTAGCGGAACTGCAATCTGATTTTGTTACCGCACAACTGCGCAAGGCATTACCGGCAGGCGCACGCAGCGCAGTCAATACCGTTGAGATCAGCCCGCAATTTGCGCAATCAGTAGTTACAACTGATCCGACACAAATAGGCGTGATAACGTTATCGGATGATTTATATGCTGCGGTACAAGGAGCACCGCAAACATATAGTTTAACGGCAACGCAAGGCACAATGATCACACTACCTAACGGTGAGGTAGTAAGCAAAGCATTCCGTGGTATTGCAGTTGATCAAGCTGAACGGTTCGGGCAAGTGGTGCGTAATGGCTTGCTAACAGGTGAAACCACACCAAGCATTGCAAAGCGATTAATTGGGCAGTTGCAGTTTGGTGATTACGGCCCATTATCAACTGGGCAAGTAAGAGCAGCAGGAATATCGGTAAAACAATTGCTAGCCGCAGGCGGCGAACTAACTGCTGTAACTGACAACCAGATAATGGCGCTTGTACGTACAAGCATTAATCAAGTTGCTAATGCTGCCAGCCAGCAGGTATATGAAGCGAACCAAGATATAACTAAAAAGTATCGTTACATTGCAACACTTGACACTAGGACTAGCGCTAGGTGCCGCGCATTAGATGGCCGTGAGTTTGAGTATGGCAAAGGGCCGATGCCGCCACAACATTTTAATTGTCGCAGTACAACGGTACCAATCATTGATCCTGATATCTTGCCACCGTCAACAGTTGCAACACGCGCCAGTAAAGATGGCCCAGTACCAGTTAATACAAGCTATGGCCAATGGTTAAAAGATCAACCGCGTTCAGTGCAGGAAGAAGTATTAGGTAAAGATAAAGTAGTTTATTTCAATAAATTAGCTGAAAAGCATGGCGCCCGG